GTGGGACCGTCGCGTTCGTCGCCCGCGTTGATGTGACCGGGGACTGGAGCGTTGGCGGAAAGGACAACGCCTACCACTTCATGCGCTACCTGCAGAGCCAGCAGGCGAGCCGTCTGAAGACAGGGACCTGCGGCGGTGGCGAGGCCGTGGACTTCGGTCGGGGCTCACGTCGCGTCTATTTCAAGGCCTATCTCAAGGGGCCGGAACTGCGCCGCCATGCGGGCCGCGTCGCTGAGTCCTCCACGTTCGAAAAGGCCCCCGTCGATCCATATGTCCTGCAGCTTGCCGACTGGTGCGATGCCGTTGGCTTGGTGCGTGTGGAGATGACTTTCAAGGCAACCAAGCTGCACGACATGGGCTGCCACTTCCTCGGGGGATTCGACATGAAGCAAATCGAGATGGAGTTCGAGCAGCGCTGCGAAGTGCTCACGCGCGCCTGCGCTGACGTGGACGAGTTGTCCGAGCTGCCCAAGGCTCTGTTGTCCACCTATCGCATGTGGCAGGCCGGCGACGACCTGACCACCAAGCTGAGCCGCGCCACCTTCTACAGGCATCGGCGCGAGCTCCTTCCGTACGGGGTCGATATCGCCATCAAAAGCAACGTCGTCCCTTTGAAAACGAGGACCCGGGTAATCAAGCTCGGCCCGGTGTCCATGCCTGACTGGTACGAGCTACCGCCACCCGAAAGGAATCGAAATGGCACTCATGGTTGAAGTTGTGGGAATGAAAGCCTTCAAGGGCTTTGTGAACGGAGAGGGCATCAACAGCGGCACCGTGTACGCACGCGTGAAGCTGGACGACCGCTACAACAAGCCGGGCGAGAACTTCAAGGGCGGCTATGCCGTCGAGGACTGGAAGATGCCCGACGCGGATGCTGTGTTTCGCATGCAGCACATCCCACTGCCCTTCGTTGCCGAGCTCGAAGTCGAGCGCGTCAGCAACGGCAAAGAGTCCCGTGAAGTCGTCATCGGTGTGCGGCCCGTGGAGACCCTCGCGCAGGCCCCTGCACGGCCTGCTGCAGCGGATGCAGGGGTACCGGCTGCCGCTCGCCCTGACGCCTCCGCACAGGCCCGCCAGCAGGCCCCAGCAATGAAGGCTGCAGCGTAGCCATGGCCCTCTCTTACGACCAGTTTCAACAGCTCATCGCGAGTCTGTTTTTTATCGCGGTCGCGGGGGGCATCTGCGGTGCCGTGGTGCTCAGCGCCTTCGTCCATGTCGCTGCTCGCTGCGTCCTCTTGATTGGTCGCTATTTCGACCGCCGTGACCGCATCGCGTCCGCTCGCCAGCGTGCCGATTTTTCTTCAGGAGTAGAGCCATGAGTACCTATGTCTGCTATGGCTGCGGATCGTTTTTCGACACCGAGCAGGAGGAGGGCTCCGACGAAGTTGCTTGTACAGAGTGCGGCTCCATCGATACGGACTCCCAGGATGACTACGAAGACTTCGTGGGTAGCTGATGTCTGGCTACTTCGTCTGTCTCCAGCCTGAAATCCCCTGCCAGGCCGTGCACCAGGTCGCGGTAACCGAGGTCACTTTGCAGGACCTCGCCGCGCTGGGCATCACGCCGGGCAGTGTGTCTGCAGCCGTAGGTCTCGGCTTCGGTCTTGTCTTCGCGCTCGCAATGCTCGGCTTCGGCCTCGGCGTCGCCTTGCGCATGGTTCGCCGGTTCTGAGATTGCAGGCCAGAGCCCTGCGGCTCTGGGGTGCAAGTTCGCACCTTTTCAACCAACCTTTCAAGGAAAAATCATGTTCCAAAAAACACGAGCAATTGCTCGTAAATTCGGCGCCAAGGCTGTTGCTGCAACTGGCATGGCCATGGCCGTGTCCGCGTCGCATGCTGCCGGTATCGATGACCTGTTCGATGCTGTCGACGTGGCCGGTATCGCCGCAAAGGTCACGGCCCTGGCTCTGGTCATCGTCGGCATTGCGTTGGTGATGAAGGGCCCCTCGGTGGTCAAGCGCATCATCGCCAAAATCTAACAGGCGTTAGTCATGTTGGTCGTCGCCCTGGTCGTCGCTGTTCACGCTGCTTTTGCGCTGATCGGCGCGATCGGGGCGATTTGCTTTTTTATGCTCGCGCGGATTTGATGCCATGATTGTCTTGCTGCGAATCGCTTCCGTTTTGATAATGTTTTTGTCGTATGCAAATGCTCATGCGGCAATAACTCGCCCGGTTGAATACTCGCTCGACGGTCTGCGTTGGTTTCCTACAAAGCAAGCTGCGTGCAACTATGATCTTAATGACCGGCCGTCTGATGACATCACGCGCTATGGGATACGCATAACGAGTGTTGATCCGACCTGTGATCTTGCTACCAATAGCAACCCCAATTGGGTGAGTGGTAGTTATCGCACACAGAAAGCTGCATGTCCGGCTAACTCGACCCAGAGCGGTGATGAGTGTGTTTGCAAGGCTGGTTTTGCTGAGTTAGGAAATCAATGTGTGCCTGATGATGGCGGAGGGCAATGTGTAGTGGGCGCTGAAAAAGTCGATGGGCAGTGCCAGTGTAAGCAGGGATATAAGCAGGAGTTGGGCGGCTGCCACCCTGACAAAGACAATGCCTGTGCTGGGCTTGAGGAATTCTGCAGCGACCGAAAAAAACAAGGTTGGAACGCTATTTTTCGTTCTCCCGGCATGGGAGCTGAATTCGTTTGCCACGCCGCAGAAAATGCTAACTCTGGTGGTTGGAGTGAACCTGCGTTTCCTGGGTGCTCAAAGGGCTGCATGGTCAGCACTGGCACGACTGTTTCTGTGCAAGACGATGCCGGAAAGTGGTACACGACTGGCACGGGCAGCTACGCGGGATCAACCTGCGATCCGAACGTCATCAACAAGCTCAACGAGGGCAAAGAAGACGAGAAAGAGGTGACCCCCCCCGACAGCAAAGACCCGGGCAAATGCAATGGCCAGGCGGGCACCGTCAATGGCAAAGATGTGTGCTTGCCCTGGTCCGGTGCGGAGGGCGACAACAAGAGCTAGACCAAGCAAAACCCAGACGGCTCCGCCACGAAGACCGACACGAAAACCACCTGCACAGGCAATAGCTGCACTACGACCACGACCACTACTGGCAAGGACAGCAGCGGCAACACGACTGGGACAACCACGACCAGCACTACGACCACCAAAGATGACTACTGCGCCAAAAATTCCGGTAGCTCTGTGTGTGGCGCACTCGACCCAACAAAAAAACCGGGCACGGGCACTGGCGGAGGCTCGGGCAGCGGGTCGGGCAGTGGGTCTTGCGAAGGCACTGACTGTGAAGACAACGATGGTCCAACGCTGCCCGGCAAGCCTGCCTTTGGCAAGTTCGGCGCCCCTGAACAGCCAAAGCTCTACACGACCAAATACCCCGACGGCATAGCAGGTGTCTGGAGCGCCAAGACTGCAGAAATTAAGAGCGCGCCGATTGCAAATCTTGTTGGTGATCTGATGCCCAAGGTAGCGGACGGCGGCACCCCTCCCACGTGGATCATTGACCTCGACATGGGCGGTATCGGTAACTTCGGTCAGCGCGACATATCGCCACCCAGCTGGCTCTGGGGCGTGCTCAAGGCCATCACCATTTTGTCCGCGCTGCTGCTTGCGCGTCGGCTCGTTTTTGGGGGCTGACATGCTCAACTGGCTCAAGACAACCATTGCTGATTTTGTGGGCTGGCTCAAGTCCACATGGACCGATTTCGTGGACTGGATCAGGGACACGATCACCACACTCGTCAAGTTCGTGTCTGACCTGGTCGTCAACATCTTCAAGGCCATGTGGGACATGGCTACGGATCTTGTGTGCTGGGTCATCGAAAAATTGCTCGACCTGGTTGTATCCGCCCTCAAGGCTCTGGACCTCAGTGGCCTGCAGGGCTTCGCGCCAGCTGGAGGCCTACCCGAAGAAATCCTCAATGTCATGGCCCTGTGTGGCGTGGGATCTGCTGTGGCGATCATCACCACGGCCATCGGCATCCGGCTCGCGCTGCAGCTCATCCCGTTCACGAGGCTTGGCTCATGAGTGTCAATGGACTCGAAGGTATCCCTGGCTCTGGCAAGAGCTATGAGGCCGTGGCGTATCACGTCCTGCCCGCGCTCAGGGCTGGTCGCAAGGTCATCACGAACCTGCCGCTCAACGTTGATGCCTTTTCGGCCATCAATCCGGCCTGGCGCGATCTGATTGAGATTCGCACCAGGCCGGCGCCGCGGATTGGCGACTGGAACGCCGCCAACATCGCCGAGCATGAGGCATTCCGGCTGTGGACTGACCGCGAGCCCGAACCCCAGCCCGAAAACATCTTCACCTTCGGGTCTGTTTGGGACTACTACAGCACATGGCGGGGCGACAAGGATCAAGGTCCGCTATACGTCATCGACGAATGCCACGTTGCGCTCCCAAAGATCGGCACGCCTGACGCTGTTGTGCAGTGGTTCAAGCTGCATAGGCACTACAACGCCGAAGTGCTGCTGATGACTCAATCCTTCCGAGACATCAACCAGCCGATTGCCCAGCTCGTGGCCACGATGATCAAGTGCCGCAAGGCCGACATCCTGGGCAACGCAGATGAGTACATCCGCAAGGTCCACGCG